GCAGTCAGTGCGAATACATTGTCTGGGCAAGCGCCGGGAAGCTGCTGGGGACAGGATACGGGAAAGGATTTTTCAGCGTGTATCCCCCTCATGGGGCAAATAGATGCCACCCCACGGAAAAGCCCGTGGAGCTGATATCCGAACTTTTGAAAGTGTACCAGGGCAGGCGCTTACTCGACCCGTTCATGGGCTCCGGCACCACAGGAGTGGCGGCGGTGAAGGCCGGCCGGGAGTTCGTCGGCATAGAAATGGACGAGCACTGGTTCGACATCGCCTGCCGCCGCATTGAAGACGCAGCAAAGGGGTGACGGATGCCGCCGATCAGCAAGATGAGGAAGCTGCCGCCGGAAGTGCTGGCGGAGGTAAACCGCTGCCTTGCGGACGGCATGAGCGTGGAGAACCTAGCCAACCTGCTGCGGGCCGCCGGTCACGACGTAAGCGCCGCAGGCGTGGGCCGCTATCGTAAGTGGTGGGCCGAGCATGTGGAGCCGACGCTGGCGTATCGTGCCTTTGTGGACGCCACCACTTCCGGACTTACGGACAAGGTGGAGAACCGAGCCGGCATCCTGAACATGGAGCTGATTCAGGCGCAGCTTGCCGAGGCTCTCACCGAGCTGAAAAACAGCGCTCTGCCCGTAAAAAAAAGGATAGAGGTACTGTGTTCCGCGGCCGTGGCGCAGGCGAAGCTCTCCACCGCAAGACGGGAGGAGATCATGGGCATGATCAGACTGGCGGATTACCAGGAAGCGCTTGAAGCTAGGGAAGGAGAGCTGCTGAAAAAACAGGACGGCAAGCTGGTACGGGTGGAATTTGTGGAAGCCAGGGCTGTGGAAGGCCCGAAGGAACAGCCGGATACCGAGGCGAAGGCATGAAAAAGGGAAAAAACGCGAGAAACGGCGCTGAGGGCGTTTTTACGTGCGCACGTGAGCAAAGGTGTGCAAACCGTAAAAACGTGCCGGAAAGTGCCTCCCGAAAGCTCCCGAAGGATACAGGGGCAGCGGTGGACGCCATGCAGGTGGACCATGTGAGCATACCTGCCGTGTTTTCCGGCCTTTTCGAGCCACACCGTTATAAAGTGTTCTATGGTGGCCGCGGCGGGGGAAAATCCTGGGCTTTTGCCGACGTGCTTATATCCATGGCCCGGCAACGCTGCCTGCGCGTGCTTTGTGCCCGTGAACTGCAGCGGTCCATCCGGGACAGCGTGCACCGGCTGCTGGTGGACTGCATACGCCGCCGCGACCTCCTTTCCGAGTTCGACGTGACGGAAACGGCAATCCGGCACGTGAACGGCAGCGAGTTTCTTTTTGCCGGACTCAGGCACAATGTCACCGAGCTGAAAAGTTTTGAAGGCGCAGATATCTGCTGGGTTGAAGAAGGCCAGAAGGTAAGCGCCGAAAGCTGGGATATCCTTCTTCCGACCATCCGTAAGGAAGGCTCGGAGATATGGATAAGCATGAACCCGGACGGCCCTCAGGATCCCACCTGGACGGACTTTGTGCAGGACCCGAAACCCGACAGCCTGGTGGTCAGGGTACTGTACAGTGACAACCCTTTTTTCCCGGCGACTCTGGAAAAGGAGCGCGCGGAATGCGAAAGACGCGACCCGGAAAAGTACCGCTGGATATGGCTGGGCGAGCCGCGTGTGAACCGGGAGGCGCAGGTGTTCTGTGGACGCTGGCGCGTGGAAGGGTTCGAGGAATTTCCCGCCCGGTGGCGTTACGGCGCGGACTGGGGATTCGGCCCTGATCCGTCTGTGCTGGTACGGGCGGCTGTACGCCGGAATACAACCACAGGGGCGCAGGAAATCTGCGTGTCCCACGAGGCATGGGCCAGAAGTCTGGAAATCACGCAGCTGCCGTCACTTTTTCAGCAGATCCCGGACGTGCGGCGCAACGTGGTGGTGGCGGACAGCTCGCGGCCGGAACTGGTGCGGTACATGCGGCAGAAAGGATTCGCCATCAAGCCGTGTAAAAAGTGGGCGGGCAGCATTGAAGACGGGCTGGACGTGCTGAAAGGCTACGGGCTTGTGGTCCATCCCCGCTGTAAGCGCCTGATCGAGGAGCTTACACGATACAGTTACAAGGTGGACCCTCTTACGGGAGAGATCGGCCGGGCGATAGTGGACCGGGACAATCACCTGATCGACTCCCTCCGTTACGCTTTTGACGACGTGATCCGTAACCGAGGTACGGCATGAGCAGACAGGACCGCAAACAGATGAAGTGGCCGGTAGATACGCCTTCCGGCATTTCGGTGGCCCGCAGACCGCCTGCGGAATGGAAGCTGCCGGAGACGCTCGGCAGCCCTCAGAAAAGCGGGCTCGTGGACTCTCAGGGCCGCGCCCTGGATGCAACGGGCACATACTGCTGCGACGTGCTGGAATTCATGCGCGGCCAGAACGTGGTCGGCCAGAGTTTTATCGGATATGCCGCCTGTGCCAACCTTGCGCAGGACGGGCTCATGCGTCTGGGCGTGGAAACGCTGGCGGATGAAATGACCCGCAAGTGGGGACATATTTCCGGGGCGGACGAAGAGACAGCCGCAAGGCTGGACGAGGCCATGAAGCGCCTGCGTGTGCGCAGGATCCTGGGCGACGCCGCCAGCGACGCCGGTTACTTCGGTGTCGGCTACGTCTTTATCGACACCGGCGAGCGGGATGACGCGGAGCTTATGACGCCGCTTTTCGCCAGCCCCGCCAAACTTGCAGGGCGCGGCATACTTCGCCTGTCCCGTATCGACCCGGTGCTTATGAGCCCGATCGAGTATAACGCGAGCGACCCGCTTTCCCGCTGGTATTTCCGGCCCCGCATGTGGTCGGTACAGGGCCGTCAGGTACATGCTTCACGCATCCTGCGTGTGGTGCAGCATGAGCCGCCGTTTTTGCTGCTGCCGGCCTACAATTTCGGCGGGATCCCGGCCGTGCAGCTTGCCCTGGACTATCTTGTCCACTTTACGGGCACGCGGGAAAGCGCGGCCCGGCTGCTGAAAAAGTTTTCCCTGACGGTTTTCAAGTCGAACCTGAGTACGCTGGTTTACGGCGCGGAAGGCGCGGAGGCGTCCGTTATGCGCCGGCTGAAATATTTTGCCGCCAACCGGGACAATGACGGCGTTTTCCTGATCGACAAGGAAGATGAAGATATAGTGCAGATAAACACTCCCCTGTCCGGCGTGACGGAGATCGTGCGCCAGGCGCTGGAAATGCTTTCTGCCGTGTTCCATCAGCCTGTGACAAAGTTCCTGGGCATATCGCCCGGCGGAATGAACGCCACAGGAGAGTACGACGAGCGCAACTGGTACGACTACGCGGGCAGCCAGCAGGAAAGCATGCTGGGGCCTGCCATGACGACACTGCTGGAACTTCTGCAGGCCCAGGAGCTGGGCCGGGTGGATCATGCCGTATGCTGGGAATGGGAGCCGATGTGGACGCCGAGCGACCGGGAAAAGGCCGAAACCACCAAGCTGAATGTGGACGCTGCCGTGCAGCTGGTGGCCTCCGGAATCGCGTCGCCCGAGCAGGCCGCCGACGCTCTGGGCACCGACGAAAGCAGCATGTGGTCGGGGCTGAGGTACACCGATGCGGAGCTGGAAAATCCGCCTGCGTTGCCGGAGCTGCCGGACGTGGCCGCAGACAGCAACGAGGGCCGCTTCGCAAGGCTGTGGCAGCGCATGACGGGCAAGAGGAGAAGGATATGACTATCTGTCTGGATTCGTTTCTTATCGGGCTTTTTATAGGTTGGCTGATATGGGGCTGACTATCTATAAAGCGCCGAAAATCCCGGCGGGCTATAAGGCAGGAACGCCGATCCGCCCGAATATCGGGCTGGAACGGGCATACCGCCGCAGGCTTCTGGCGCTGGTGGATGAGATGTATGCCTCCGTCACCTGGTGGATCGGCGCGGAGTATAAAAAGCAGCTGCCGCGGATCATGGAGTACGACGGTAAGGCTATGGACGCGAGCCCGGCAGCCGACCTGATGAAAGCCCTGCGTCGCAGGTTGCGCCAGTGGCAGCGGCGTTTCGACGAGAAGAGCGACATGCTGGCACAGTGGTTTGCGAGACAGGCTGCCAAAAGTGCCAGCACGGCGGTGGCGGCCAGTGTGGCCGGAGCAACGGGGGAAACGGTAGCGGGCATAGCCGTGGAATTTCAGATGACGCGGGCCATGAACAACGCCATTACCAGCATAGTGTTTGAAAACACGAGCCTGATTCGCAGCCTGCCGCAGAAGGCATTCCTTGAAATCGAGGGACTTGTCATGCGCGGAGCCCGTACCGGCTACGACGCCGGCCGCCTCACGGATGAGCTGCAGCAACGCTTCGGCGTCACGCGCCGGCGCGCCGAGTTTATCAGCCGGGATCAGATGAACAAGGCCACCGAGGCGCTTTCCCGCGTGCGCATGGGAGAGCTCGGCATAGCCGAGGCCGTATGGATACACACGGGTACAGGCAAAACGCCGCGCCCCACGCATGTGAAGTTCAACGGGCAAGTTTTTCAGCTCGATCAGGGGCTTTACGACGGCGACGCCAGGAAATGGGTGCAGCCCGGAGAACTGCCGAACTGTTACTGCACAAAACGGCCGCTTATCCCGGCCTATGAAAAACGGAGGGGAGCATGAGGCGCGACAGTATGCCCATGGCGAAAGACGCGGACAGCGCCCGGCACCGTGACGAAAACGGCTTTCTGCACGTCATGGACAACCCCGTTACCCGCGAACAGGTGGCGGAATATTATGGGCATGAGATTCCGGGCTGGGAAGCTCTCGGCCTTACGGCGGACCGCATTTATCGCATGTACCGCCCTGCGGACGAGCTGAGAAAGGCGGCGGAAAGCATCAATCGCCTGCCCATATACCTGCAGCATCAGGACGTAGACGCCAGACACCCGGAAAAGGGGCAGATCATCGGCAGCATGGGCAGCGACGGGCATTTCGACGGAACATTCCTGCGGGTGTCGCTCTGCTTTATCGACGAGGCCGCCATCGAGCTCATAGAGGCGCGGGACATGGTGGAGCTTTCCTTGGCGTACTTTTACAGGCCGGACATGACGCCGGGCACATGGCAGGGGCACGAGTACGACGGCATCATGCGGGAAATCCGCGGTAATCACCTGGCGCTGGTGGACGAGGGCCGCGCCGGGCCGACGGTGGCAGTACGGGACAGTAAAACCAAAGCAAAGGAGTTTCTTATGGGATTCTGGAAAAGGGAAAAGGCGAAGGACGCCGACCTGGACGAGGTGGAAAAGCAGGAAGTGGAAGCCGGTAAAAAGGCCATAGAGGCGGGTGAAGAGATCATCAGCCTGCACCGGCAGATGCCCGACGGCACCATAGTGGACGTGGTGGAAGACGAGGACAAGGAAGCCATGATTCGCAAGGTGGTGGAAAAGGTGGGGATGGAAGCCGACCTGGAACCGGACCAGCTCAAAAAGCTGATGGATACGCTCACCGACCTGGCATACAGCAAGGCGACCGGCGACCAGGAACCCTGCGACGACAAGGGCAAGGATGAGGAACCCGATGCCGGGCTGGAAACCGAAGCCGAAAAGCGCGCCTTTGCCCGAGGCGTCGAGTATGCGGAGCGCCTGCTGAAAAAGCCCGGAGAGCGCGAAAAGCTGGACCGCGAGCACGAAAGGGAAGGCGAAGAGCGCAGCCTGCGCGATCGCGGAGAAGATGAGGAGAAGGCCGGGGAAAAAGCTGCGGACTCCGCCATGCGCCGCATAACCCTGGCGTATGACGCCCTGCGGGAAGTCCGTCCCGTACTCGGCGAGCTGCCCGGCTTCAATCCCGGCCGCGATACGGCGGAAAAGCTGTATGCCCGCGCCCTGGACGAGATGGGGGTAAGCCGCTCCGGGGTTGCCGGGGGAGCCCTTCGCGCCCTGTTTATTGCTGCCCGTGACGCCAACGCTCAGTGGCGCGGCATGGTACAGCCCGGCAAGGCCAGGGACGGCGCGGCTGCTGCTCCGCAATTCTCCCACCTGAAAAATATCCGCATAGGCTACTAGGAGGCAGAAAATGCTGCAGAAAACTGTTGGTATGGGCATTGCTCCCGGCGTACCGGGCGATAAGGCGACGCTGAATCCCACCGCGTACACGGTGCACAACCCAATAGCCGAAGGCGCAGGCGTAACCGTCGGCGGATTCGTCTGGCCCGGCACAGACGTGGAACATCAGGCCAAAGTGGGCGGCACGGGCGCTCCTCTCGGCATCGTGGAACGGCTGCTGGTCTATCTCGGCGCGTGCGGCATCTACGACACCACCACGCTGGAGCTGCCCGAAGGTTCCCCGCTTACCGTCATCGTCAGGGGAGACGTGTATGTAACTACGGCAACCGCGGCCACCGTCGGCCAGAAGGTCTATGCCGTACTTGCCGACGGCACCATCAAGACCGATGCCAGCGGCGAAACCGTAGATGGAGCGATCGAAACGGCCTGGGTGGTGAAGAGCGCGGGCGCTGCGGGCGATACCATCATTATTTCCAACCTTTAGGGGGACGATATGCCAAACAGATATCCTCACGCCCGCGACCTGAAACCGCTGGGCTTTGAGTTCGGGAGCGGATTCCGTGACTGGATCACGGTGGACAATATTCCTCAGCTGGCTGCTGACGCGGCCCTGGTCACGACGCCCGGCACCACGGTGCCGGTGGAGTTCCTGGCTTATATCGACCCGCGCGTGGTGGAGATCCTCACGCTCCCGCGCAAGAGCCGTGAAATCTTCAAGGAAGTGAAAAAAGGCGACTGGACCACGGTCTACTTTAAATTCCGCGCCACGGAACTCACCGGCGGCACCGAGCCGTACAGCGACAAGGCGAAAAACCGTACCAGCGGCGTGAACTACGACTGGCAGGGCCGTGAAAACTACCTTTTCCAGACGGTCATCGAGTACGGCGACCTGGAACAGGCCACCACGGCGGCGGCCAAGATCAGCCTGGCCAGCGACAAGCAGCGCGCGGCAGCCAACATCCTTGATTTTGACGGTAACCGCTTCAACCTGCTGGGCATCGCGGGCAAGCAGATTTACGGCCTGCTCAACGCACCGAACCTCAACGCCGCGCTGACGGCAGCCGCGACCGGAACCGGCGGCTCCACCACCTGGGCCGACAAGACAACGCTGCAGATCTATCAGGACCTGCTCGACCTGTTCCAGCAGCTGGTCACGCAGTCCAACGGCTGGATCGACGCGAACACCAGGCTGATCCTGGCGCTGCCCCCAGCGCTTTCCGTGGAGCTCGGCAAGCCGAACGAGTACGGCAAGACGGCGCTCGGCATGATCAAAGAGTACCTGCCCAACCTCCGGCTGGTCACGGTACCGGAAATGGCGGCCGACAGCGGCAACACCATGATGCTGATAGCCGAGGAAATCATGGGCAACCCTGTGGGCGAGCTCGGAATCTCCGAAAAAGTACGCGCTGGCCGTGTGGTGCCCGATCTGTCCAGTTTCAGCCAAAAGTGGCTCGCCGGCACCTACGGAGCCATCATCTATTACCCGTTCGCCATTGCGACGATGAAGGGGATGTAAACATATGGCCGCTACCAATATGAGCAAAAAAAAGGACGTCATCGTCTGCGCCAACCTTTTGCAGGACCAGATGTTCCGCCTGCCCGGCGGGCGCACCGTCACGCTGAAAGGCGTGAAGAGCTCCCACCTGGTGGATCCGGACGGAAAGCCCGCGCTGGGGCAGTACGGGCGCACCTCGATGACCGCCGAAGACTGGGAGGAGCTGGTGCGTGCGTATGGCCGCATGGCCATCTTTACCCGCGGCCTGGTGTTTGCGCAGGCTGACGCGGCCAGCGCCGACGATGCGGCCGCAGACCGTGCCGAGCTGCGTAATGGTCTGGAGCCTGTGGACGTGGAAAAGGACGCCCGTATCAAGTCCCGCCCGGCAGGCAAGCAGCCGGGAAAGGCGGCATAGTATGGCCGGCGGCGTGGTCCCTCTGGATATCGCGGCTTTCCGGGCAGAGTTCCCGCAGTTCGCCGATGACGCAAAGTGGCCGGACGCCATGCTTACGGCTCAGTGGCGTGTGGCCGGACGCTTTGTGGACAACAGCGAGACCAGCCGCCTGTCATACGATTTCCGCGCCGACGTGCTGCCCTTCGTGCTGTGTCACCTGCTTACGCTTGCGGGGCGAAACGGCGGCCTTATGGGGGCGCTCACCAATGCGACCGAGGGCAGTGTGAGCGCAGGCAGCACATGGACGCCCCGACAGAATGCTGCCTGGTGGATGCAGACGCAATGCGGGGCTGCGGTGTGGGAGATGCTCCTGCCGTACCGCATGGGCGGCAGATGGATATCAGGAGGTTGCTGTGGGCGTTAGTTTCAGCCGGGAGTTTACCCTGGACAGCCTTTTGCCGGAGCTGCGGGAGCTGCGTGGACGTGTGGGCCTTGCCGTCGGCGTCATGGCGGATGCCACGAACTCCATGACCGGAGAAAAGATAGCGGAATACGCGGCCGCCAACGAATACGGCAGCCGGGCCAGAAATATTCCGCCCCGGCCGTTCCTGCGGGCGACCTTTGATGCCGGCCAGCAGCGATATGCGGGCGGACTGGCCGAAGAACTGAGCGCGGGCATGGATCCGGAGCAGGCCATGCGCAGGCTCGGCGACGTTATGGTCGGCGACGTGCAAGAGGCCATAGCGACATGGAAGACTCCGCCGAACAGTCCGGCGACCATAGCGCGCAAGGATGGCCGGGACACTCCGCTGCGAGCTACCGGCAGCCTGCTGAAATCCATCACTCGCCGTGTGGATAGGGAGAGCTGAGCATGATGGGCATCAATTTGCATGACCTGGTACGCGGAGCCGTTACCTCCGTGCACCCTGACGCCACGGTGACGGTGCTGAGGCCTGCTCCTTTCGTGGTGAACGAATACGGCGAGCAGTTCCCTCAGTACCAGCCTGCCGTGCAGGTCCAGGCACAGAGCCAGCCCACGCCGGACAAGGCGGTCCAGTTTCTGCGCATGCAGCGGGAAAATTCAATCTGGAGAGATTTTTACTTTTACGGGCTGGTGCCCGGGCTTTCCCGCGCGGACGAATGGGGCGGCTCTCTTGTGTACTGGGCGGGGTATGAGTGGCTGGTTGACCAGGTGCTGGAAGATTGGGCCGATGGTGCCGACGGTGTGGACTGGTGCAAGGTTCGTGCCGTGCGCCAGAGAAAGACGGATCCGCCCGCCGCAGGGAGCACTACGCCGCCAGAGGAGGCAGCTCCGTGAGTCAGGCAACTCTTACCCCGGCCGACCGCCTGCTGGTGGATGCCCTGCGCGACTTTATCCTGGCTTATCTCACTCCCGGTCTGCCCGTTGTGCGGGGGCTGGAAGATAATGTCAGCAAGCCCGCAGGTTCGCGCTACGTGGTCATCACGCCGCTTACGGCGATACGCCATGCCACCAACCTGCACAGCTATGACCAGAAGGCTGAAAAACAGACCGTCACGCAGCGCACCACGCGGCGCGTGCAGCTCGACTTCTACGGCTCCGGAGCCGACGCCCTGGCCATCACATGCGCCACATTGCTGCGGGACAGGATCGGCGTGCGTTTCCTTGCCCCGTATGGAGTGGCCCCGCTGTACGCCGAAGACGCTCAGGCCATGCCGGAGCCGGACGGACGCGGCAGGTGGACGAAGCGCTGGACACTGGACGTGATGGTGCAGATGGACGGCATCGTAACAGTGGACCAGCCATATTTTGACACGGTAAACGTCAGCGTGCATCCGCAGGCCTGACAGATAAGGAGATCATCATGAGTGTAAACGCCGACAAACTGGTGCAGATAGTGCCCAGAATCATCAGCGGCGGTACCGCCGGGCTGACGTTCGCCGGGCTGGTGCTGAGCCAGAGCGCTCTTATCCCGGCCGGCCGCGTGATGCAGTTCGCCACCGCTCAGGCAGTAGGCAACTTTTTCGGCCTGATCAGCGACGAGTACAACTTTGCCGTGCCCTATTTTGCCGGGCCGGTGAACGCCACCACACTGCCGCAGAAAATCTTTTTCGCCCGGTACAACGCGGAGCCTGTGGCCGCATGGCTGCGTGGGGCAGCCTATACCGGCACTCTGGAGCAGCTGAAAACCGTGGCCAACGGTGCCATGTCTATCAGCATAGACGGCAGCGAAAAACAGCTTACGGACCTCGATTTTACAGCGCAGACGAGCCTCTCTGATATTGCCGCTGTCATACAGACGGCGCTTTCCAGTGCGGCTACGGTTACATACAGCAGCCAGACCAGGGCCTTTCAGGTCACCAGCGCCACAACCGGAGAAAACAGTTCCGTGAGTTTCGCCAGCGCCGGGAACGCCGGAACGGATGTTTCCGCGCTGCTGAATCTGACCGAACAGGCCGGAGCCGTACAGAGCCTGGGCATGTCCGGGCAGACTTTGCCTGAGGCCATGGCAAATATCCTGCTTTATGCCCGCGACTGGGTGACGTTCTCCACGATATGGGAACCCGAGCTGGCCGACAAACTGGCGCTGGCCAACTGGCAGGCCACCTATGACACCCGTTTCTGCTATGTGCCCTGGGATACGGATATCAAGGCTACGCAAAACGGCGGCAACAGCCTGGGAAATCAGCTGGCAGAACTGGAAGTGCCCGGCGTCAGCCTGCAGTACAACACTGCGCGCCTGGCTGCCTGCGTCATGGGTTTTGCCGCCAGCCTCAACTTCAATACCCGAAACGGCCGGGCTACGGCGGCCTACAAGCAGTTTGAGGGGCAGCCCACCACCGTGGACAACGACGAGACATATGATCAGCTGCTGGCTAATGGGTATAATGTGTATGCGGACTTTGCCACGGCGTCGGCTAATTACAAGTTCTATCAGCCCGGACAGGTAACCGGAGTGTGGGACTGGCTGGATACCTATCTCAACGCTATCGCCATCAAGGACAGCCTGCAGCTCAACATCCTAGACCTGCTCAAAGGGGTGAATTCCCTGCCGTACAACGAAGACGGCTATTCCGCGATCCGCACGGCCTGCCTTGATACCATCACCAGGTTTAAAACCTTTGGAGCCATCCGTGCAGGCGTGACGCTGAGCCAGACGCAGAAGGTACAGCTCCTGCAGGAGATCGGCCAGGACGTGAGCAAAACCATCGAAAACGAAGGCTGGTATATGCAGGTACTCGACCCCGGCGCAACAGTCCGCGCCACACGAGGCACGCCGGACTGCAAATTTTATTACACCGACGGCGGCAGCATCCAGCGCATCGTCATGAGCTCTACCGCGATACAGTAGGAGGTTAGGATATGGACAACTACGGTAACCAGACCATCACGTCCGCAAACGCGGTGGTCACGCTGCGGGTGCCCGGCCTGTACAATTCGCCGGTAAAGCTGGAGGGCTTCCAGACGGACGCCATCGTGAGCCCCGCACAGGTAAACCCGGTCATTGCCGAGATGGGGGCCGACGGACACATGAGCGTCGGCTGGGTGCCCACCACCAAGCAGATCACGTTTTCCTTTGCTGCGGACTCCCCCAGCCGTCAGGTCATGGAGGACTGGTACAATGCACAGGAGGCCTTGCGTGAGGTCATGCTGTGCGAAGTGGAGGCCGTACTTTCCAGCGTCAACCGCAAGTATACCGGCCTGCGCGGGGCCATGACCACGGCACAACCCGGCGTGAACGCGCAGCAGACACTGCGCGGCAGTCAGTTCGTCATCACGTTCGAAAGCTGGACCGGCAGCGAACTGTAGGAGAAACCATGCTGAAAACAGAAAGAATAGAAATTACCGAAGGCAGGGACGCCGGCAAGGTTTTCCTCGTGGAAGAAATGCCGGTGAGCAGACTGGAAAAATGGTGCGCCCGCGCCCTGATCGCCATGCTCGGGGCCGACATTCCCGCCGACGTGGCGCAGCTTGCAGGCACAAGCAATTCCGCCGCACTTGTCCAGGTCTTTCAGTCCGGGCTCAAAACTCTGCGCTGGCAGGACGCTGAACCTCTGTACGACGACCCTGTGCCCCAGATTTACGTGTTGCCGCAGGGGCAGGAACGCGGCCGCCTGAAACTCTCTCCCGGCAACATCGATGCGCACGTGCAGGACCTGAAGACCATATTCCGGCTGCGCATGACCGTGCTGGAGCTCTCGCTGGGTTTTTCTTTCGGCGAAGGCCGGTAAACCTTCCGCCGATACTGCAGAGCGGCCCTTGGCTGGCCCATTATGTCAATGTGCCGCTCTGCATGGCGCTCCCCATAGGCAGGAGCATGGCGACACTCGGCGAATTCCAGACGGTGTACGGGCTGGAAGACTGTTACGACATGCTGGAAATCATTGCTGTAGACAATTTCAACAGCCGCCAGTGGGCGGAATGGTATAAGCATGAACGTCGCTGAACTGGTCATAAAACTGCTTCTGGACGGCTCCGGAGTCAAAACCGGGGCAGCCGGAGCAGACTCGGCGCTGGCAGAAGTGGAAAAGCGGGCGCAGGACGCAGGCAACGCTATCGACCAGGCGGCAGCTACAGGCGCGACGGCCCTGGGAGATGTAAAAAAACAGGCTCAGGATACCGGCAGCAGCCTGGGAGACGTTGAAGCCGCCGCGCAGAAGTTACAGACCGCTTTTGACGCGGCAGTCAGGGAAGGAAAAGAACTTGGCCTGGTCCAGGCGGAAGCCAGAAAAATGCGGGACTCTCTTGTGGCTGCCGGAGCCTCTAAAAGCGAACTGGAAGCGTTGGACCGGGCCGCGAAAAAGCTGGGAGTCACGCTTGAAGACTCGACAGAGAAAGGCGTAACCGGCTTTACCCGGTTCGCTTCCGTTGCGGGCAAAGCATTGGCCGTAATCGGAGGCGTAGCCGCGATCAAAAGCGCCGCCGACGCATACTATGAGCAGGCAGAGGCCATCGACCGCACGTCGCAGAGCCTCGGCCTGTCCATGGAGCGCTTGCAGGCATGGCAGGGGGCAGCAGCAACCGTGGGCGGAGATGCGGAAGAGATCGCCGACCGCTTCCGGGATATGTCCGACTATATCATCGACGCCACCAAGTTCGACAGCGGCCCACTCAAAGACATAGCCAAGGAGCTGGGTATCACGCTGAAAACGGCGGAAGGCGGAGCAAGAGCCACCGAAGATGTCATGCTGGATCTTGCCGACGCTTTCGAACGCGTGGGAGAGCAGGCCTCCACCGCTTACGGTATGCAGATGAGCTTCGACCCGGCCACTATCGCCCTTTTGCAAAAGGGGCGCGGGGAGCTGGAGGCTCTGCTCAAAGTGCAGCAGGAGCAGGCAGCTTTCAGCAGGCAGGACGCTGAGCTTGCGCGTAAGCAAAAAATCGCAGTCATGCAGCTGAACGTAGCATGGCAGAGTTTTGTCAACGGACTCTTACGCGTCGCGTCCCCCATCATCACGGGGATAACTGAGTCCATAGGCAACTTTACAGCCTTTCTCGCTCGCAACAGCCGTGCGATAGCCATATCTCTTACACTCATCGCCGGTGTCATCACTGCCGCTATGGTGCCTGCCCTCGCCTCCATGGCTGCGGCGGCCTGGGCCGCGATTGCTCCGTTTGCGCCTTTTATCGCTGCCGCCGTGGCGCTCGGTCTGGTACTGGACGATCTCTGGACCTTTATGGAGGGCGGAGAAAGCGCTTTTGAAGAACTCCTGCGCTGGCTGGGCTTATCCGACAAGCAGATCGAGCAGGTACGCACCGTGCTGAATGCCCTGGGCAGCGTGGTAAAAAGCGTCTTCGGCCTGTTCACCTCTCTGTTTTCTCTCGACGGCAACGCCATCATGGGAGCCCTGAAAGAAGTCCAGGCATCCCTGGAAAACCTGAAAAATGTTTTCGGCAACCTGCTGGGCTCCATCAAGGAAAAGCTCGTCGGCCTCCTTCCAGACTGGATGAAAGATTTTCTCGGAGTGGAAGAAGCGCCTCCCGCACCCGCAGCGGCGGAAACCCCGGCGCTGGCCGGTGCTGCCTCCATGCCGGGTGCAGGCCCATCCGTGAGTAACCGCAACGTCCAGAACACCACGAGCATCGGTACAATCACTATCGAAACGAAGGCCACCGACGCCGAAGGAGTAGCACGTGAAATAGGCACGGAGCTGCGGAATCAGACGGCTCAGGCTGATGGCGCATATGGAGCCTGACTATGAGACTCATCGACGTGGCAACGCAGGCGCTCAACCTTGCCGGAACCCTGTACAGGGCCATTTCCGGGCATTGGGATCTTTTTGACGCTGACGGCAAAAAGCTGCTGGAATTCGATACCTTTTTCAGTATGGACGCCAAAAATGACGCCCAGGTGACACAGGCCCCCGTCGAAAAAGGCTCCTTTGTCGCATACAACAAACAGATTGCGCCCACCCGGTCTACTGTGGTGCTCGGCTATACAGGGCCGTCTGCAGTACGTGCCTCCATCATCAAGCGGTGTCAGGCCCTCGTAGGCGGCACGGAGCTGGTGAGTATCGTCACCCCGGACCGCACGCTGGTGGATATGTCACTGGTGGGCATGGATTACACGTACAGGGCCGAAAACGGCGTGGACAGGCTCGTGCTGGCATTGGCTTTCGAAGAGGTCCGGCAGGTCTCCCCTGAGTACACAACAACAGACGCCAGCAGGCTGAGCAAGGGGCAGGTCAAAAACAAAGCGGACGCCAGCACGCGCGACGTGGGCAAGCAGTCGGGCAAAAAGCCCAACGTCAGCACGCTGGAACGCGGGCGGCGCAAGGTGTTTGGATGATAACGGAAATACCACTGAGGGCGGAACCGGCACAGTCTCTCGCCATTGTGCTGGGCGGGCAGAACGTCAGCTTGAGGCTTTATACCCGTGATTATCTGGGGGCGCCCCGGCTGTACTGTGATCTGGCTGTAGACGGCGCCATGGTATGGCAGGGGCATATCTGCCATGAGATGCAGGATTTAAAATTTTACAGCTATCTGCCCTTTGCGGGAGCGCTCCGATTCGTCGATATGCAAGGCGATGATGACCCGCAATGGGATGGGCTGGGAATCCGGTGGCTGCTCCTTTGGGGCACGACCGAGGATTGGGAGGCGCTCAGTGCCTAGCTATACGCAAAAGCTGCTGGAAATCCATATCACGCTGGCCGAAGGGAACTTTACGACGAGTAAAAACAACGCTGGCAACACCAAGGTGATCCGTCTGGCATCCGACGTCATCATCAACAAGCCCGGCGGAAAGGAAAAGCCGAGCGCCGCCATCAAGATCTACAACCTGCCGCTGGCCGATATGGAGCAGCTCACCCTGCTGGCCTTCCGCCCGCTGAAAAGCGCAAAAAACGTGGTCGCCGTGTATGCCGGTGATGAGTCCGGGCTTTCACTGGCTTTTTCCGGCGACATCACGGGAGCGGTGCCCGACTTTACCGGAGCGCCGGAGCCCGTGTTTACCATATCCGCCGTGACCGGATACGAGGCAAGCATCACGGCAGTGCCGCCCTACACGGCCAAAGGCGAACAGGACGTGCCGGACGCACTGGAAAAACTGGCCAAAAGTATGGGGTTTACCTTTATCAATCGTGGAGTTACGGCCAAAATGCGCAATCTCTGCCTGATGGGAGGACCGCTTGAGCAGGCCCGCGCCCTGGCCGATGCCGCTCGGCTCGACCTCATCCTGGACGATGGGGAACTCGTCGCTGCACCAAGAGGAGGCATGCGCGTAGATGCCACGGAGCAGAATACTCCGGTATGGAGTGCAGATACCGGCCTGCTGGGCTATCCCGGCTTTGACAATAAAGGCATCGTCGCAAAAGGGATTTACGAGCCGCGACTGCTGATCGGCGGCCCCCTGCGTATTGTCAGTATGGTGCCGAAGGCGTCCGGTCTCTGGCGTATCACCAGCCTGTCCCACCACCTGCAATCGGATCTGCCGCGCGGCGGGGCATGGGAAAGCAGCGTAAAAGCGGCCTATGTGGGAGAATAACATGCAGGGGCAACAGGGATTTTCCAGCAGCGCCAGCGAGTACAATGCCAGCGATTTTCAGATCCGTCAGGCGCTCATGCGCATAAACACGGCGGAGCCTGTCGTGGTGCAGGCCGTGGATACTGCCGCCCGCACGGTGGACGTGCTGCCGCTGGTACGCATTGTCGGGGGCGGGGGAGACGCCATAGACCAGAGCCAGCTTTTTGAGCTGCCCTATCTGCGCATACAGGGCGGGGCAAACGCCGTCATCATCGACCCGCAACCGGGAGACGTAGGGCTTGCTGTGTACGCCATGCGCGACGTAGAGGCCTTCAAGGCGTCTCCTGGACAGCCCGTCAATCCCGGCAGCGCCCGCGTGTATGACAAGGGGGACGGCTTTTATCTCGGCGGATTCCTCAACGTGGCCCCCGAGCGCTATCTGCGTATCACCGACGACGGGGTGGAAATCGAGGGCGTCGCCAGTATCAAGGCTCATGGGCAGACCGTAACGGTGACGGCAGATAGCCGGATCACACTGGACGCCCCCGTGGTCGAGGTCACGGGGATACTGCAGCAGACCGGGGACAACGGCGGCGGAAGCAGCAGCTTCCGGGGCGGATTTACAAATACCGGCGGGCAGATCACGTCCAACGGCGTCACTCTGGAAACGCACACTCATAACGGCGTGCAACCGGGATCAGGCAACACGGGAGGGCCGAACTGATGACGACCATCAGCCTGCAACTGACAGATGGATGGGATATCAGCCTGGACAGCTCCGGAGGGCTGGCCATGGCGGAAGGCGCGGAACGCATGGCTCAGGACGTGGCCTGTTACGAGCGTACCTTCCAGGGGGAGCCGTACTTCGCCATCACCGAGGGCGTGCCGTACCTGAACCGGGAACTGGCCGAACTTCCTCCGCCGGAGCTGGTGCGGGAACGGGCAAATCGTAGGGCTCTGGAGGTGCCGCAAGTGGCAGAAGCGGAAACCGTACTCACGGAATTTACAGGCCGGGAACTTCGGGGTGTCATTTATGTGACCAGCGACACGGGGGAAACAGTCAATGTCTCAATCTGACAACGGTTTTATCATGGACGCCACCGGCATACAGATGCCGGACAGCGCCCAGGTACTGGCTCAGGTGCAGGCCTGGTGGACGGCCGCCCTCGGCGACACACTGAATACCAACCCGGCTACACCTCAGGGGCAGATCATGGCCAGCGAGGCAGCCGCTTTACAGGATAAAAACAGTCAGATTCTCTATCTTGCCAACATGTTCAACCCCCTGACGGCGGACGGGCAATGGCAGGATGCCCTCGCGAAAATCTATTTTCTCACCCGTCAGCCGGCAAGGGCCACCGTTGTGCAGGTACTCTGCACAGGGCTGGCCGGCACGGTGATCCCGGGCAGCGATACCAGCACAAACCCCGCGCAGGTGCAGACCGCCGACGGCCAGACACTCACCTGCCAGGAAACCGGCACCATAGACGACAACGGGACGGTGACGCTGCAGTTTGCGGCCGTCCAGACCGGCCCCGTGGAAATCGCCGCCCACGCCGTGAACAGCATCGTGCAGGCCATCCCCGGATGGGATACCGTTGATAATCCGCTCGCGGGCGTCACCGGACAGGACGTGGAAAGCCGGACTGCGTTCGAGGCCAGGCGGTACGCCAGCGTTGCTCTCAACGCGCGAAGTGTGGCCGGTGCCGTATATGCCCGCGTGGGGCAGCTTCCCGGAGTGCTTGATCTCGTCGTGAGACAAAACCGGGGGGACAGCCCGATCGTTGTAGACGGGGTGACTTTCGCACCGCACAGCATTTTTGTGTCGGTCCTGGGCGGTGAAAACGACGATATAGCCCAGGCCATTTATGACAGCTTGTCGGCCGGCTGCGATTACAACGGCAATACCTCCGTTGTCGTTACCGATGCCGTCACCGGAGCACAGGAGACTGTCACTTTTACGCGGCCTGACACCATGCGCGTGGGCGTATCCGTCACCCTTCGTAAAAACGGGCAGACGCCCAGCAACGCAGTACAGCTTATCCAGGAGGCCGTCGTCTCCAATTTTTACGGCGAGAGTTCCACCGTATGTAATACCAGCGACCGCGTACACATGGGGGACGATCTGTATGCTTCGCGTTTTTATCCTTCCGTTCTGGCACAGGGAATTTCAGAGATTGAAAGCATTCTGCTGGCAGATTTGACGGATAGCCCGGGAGCTCCGTCATGGTCTGCCTATCTCCATATCCCCATCGACAAGGCTCCCGGACTGGCCGCCGATGATGTAACCGTAAAGATCAATGAGGCGGTGCGTCGTGCGTAACATCGACCGGACTGTGATCATGCAGTACCTGCATTCGCCGTCGCTGCTGGCGCTGATCCACGACTTCAACGCCGCCATAGATCCGGAGGCCTGGCTGCAGGATTTTTATAAGCGAGTGTTTGACGTGGACACTGCAACAGGCTGGGGGCTGGACGTATGGGGACGCATTGTCGCCATCGAAAGGACGCTGGAAATCGAGGGATCCGACTGGCGGCCTTTCGGTTTCAAGGGGCAGCCCTGCGCCAACTTCGGGCACGGACCGTTTTATAATCGCAGTGTCAGCAACAACTTTATCCTGCAGGATAACGCGTACAGGCTGCTGATCATGCTCAAGGCGGCCAGTAACATCACGGACGGCACACTCCCCAGCCTGAATAAAATCGTGGGCAGCCTGTTCCGGGACCAGGGGCGTTCCGCCGTGGTGCATACGGGCACCATGAAAATCAGATTCCTCTTTTATTTCAACCTCGAACCTTTCCAACGAGCTCTCCTGCTGCGTGACGATGTACCACCAAAACCAGCAGGCGTAGGGTATGACGTTTACGAGGTAAAGCCTCAGATAACTTTTGGCTTCCGGGGTACCGGCGGCCGTAACTTCAACCACGGCATTTTCCAGCCGAAAGGACCGCAAGATGGCTATACCGTCAACTCCTGAGTTCTGGCCTATGTCTCTCGGC